TCTTCGTCTAGCTCTATCATTTTGGTTCCTTTCCTATTTCTACAAACACAGGCGTTCCCGCACCAACCCACGCGCCACAGACATTGTATTCCATGTACTCACAGGCGTCGTGGTAATCCATGCCGTCCCGCTTCATCAAAATATGAATGCACCTGTCGTAATCATATACAGCTACATCCTGATTGAACTGCCGCCCCATACCGATCAGGGCGTCTTCAAACCCGTCGGCTAATAACGCTTCATCAGTCATTCTGTTACCTTTTTTGGGAATATGCCATAATTTTTCCGCAACACCATAACCTCCTCGATGTATCGCTCGCACTCTTTAATCAATCGTTCTCTTTCCTCTGTAAGATTTTTTATCGTCTCCAACAAAAATGAAATTCTGGTTCTTAAACCCATCACTTCAGCCCTCAGAAAGTTTATTTCCATTTCCTGTTCAGTCATCATTCTGGAACCCTCCCGAGAACAGGCATCATCGGCACCATCCCGCATCGCCCGTAGGTCATGCTTACCTCTTTTTGCCAAACGACAGGACGCTCGCTGCCGACAACTGGAATTTGGTATTCATGCCAATGCCAAGCCATGCAATTTTTTGCAACGCAACTCACGTCCGCAGCACGCGCCCCCATAATTGGGCAAGACATCTTTCTTGCCTCTTCCGGCGTAACATAATTCGGATTTCTCTCACCCATTACTCTTTCCTTTCAAGGCATAATCATATGGTTTCCGAGCAAAATTGCCCCTAATTTTATGTCACTTTTGTTTTCGAATGCTTTTTCAGCAATTTTGTACGCTGACAGCATGTCTTCTGCTTCCGTTTGAAATACTGTTTTGGCGCGAAACTTTTTGCCGTCTTCGTTGTTTGCATCATACGCCACTGAAATAGTCCATTTTTTCATCACTCACCCCCACCAAAATATAAAGAACCACACCATAAACATGATTAACGGGAAAAAAATAATTGACACCGTTTTCACGTTCACGTCGTAGTCCTTGTAAATGAAATAAAACAGGGAACCCGTTATCCAGATAATCGAAAAAGCCAACAGCTTAAAAGTCCAAAGATCACTCAATGTCATCACTCTTTCTCCTTCACCAACGGCACACCTGATTTGCTGAACCGAATACGCTTCGGCGGGTATTGGTTGGCATATTGCTCTCTTCGTCCGTCAAAGTTTCGATTCCTCTCACTCAGCCCCCGATGCGCGCTGAGGGATGTGAGACGAAAATTTATTCCGGTCGCCGTCGGATCATCTTCTTCAATCGGCGGCATCGTTTTATCCCGTAAATCAAATTGCGGAGAAGCCATCACTCAGTTCCCATCCAAGTTGTCGCCACGATCATCACGACGTGGGCCTTCATCGTACCCAGTTATCGCGCTAACAACGATCTCATATGTCATGTCGTTAATTTCGCGTTCGCTATATTCGTCGCCGCTGTTGTGCAGATTATATATCCTGTCTAACGCCTTGTGGAACCGTGCCGCCATCTTCGACAGATGATCGATGGTTTTTACGTCTCCCATAGCATCATCCTGAAGAAATTTAAGTTGCGTTTGCAAAGGTTTAATTTCTTTCAGCGCATCGCTGAATGCGTGCGATGTATTTTTGATCTGCTTTTCCAATTCAAAAAGCAAATCGTCAATAGTGTCGCCATGGCCCGTTGCCAGTCCGCAACGGATCATCATTAGAGATAATTTTTCAGTAGCATCCATCACTCTTTCTCCTTCATATCCCATTTGTAGACTTCACCATTTCCAAGGTGGCAATCTATTTTGCCATCGCGCGAAACCCATTTCATTTTAATATTGCCAAAGGCTTTTAAAACAGCATCAACCCAAATCCCTTCGGCCTTCGCCCGAATTACGGAGTCCTTCGCAGAAATCTTGTTTGCCTCCGTTCGAAGTTTGTGGCCCTCCGTTTGAAAACTGTTGCCTTTCACGTAAAACTTGTTGCTCTTCTCACGGAGCTTGTCGCCCTTCGCAACAAGTTTCAAACGCTCAAACCATTCTTTCTTAAGTAACAGTGTCGTCTCATCCATCAGGTATCCCCTTCAATGTATCCGTTGTGGCCTGCTTTAAAAGCAAATTATCGGCTCTTGACACAAAACCAATTGCATCAAGCAACGCTTCCCTCAACCTAACGATCTGGTCGGCTCCATCAAATGCGTTCTGACATTCTTCCTCGGCCCCGCACGGTGTTGATTCAAAATTACAAGTGCAACCGTTTCGCAGTCTTTCAACGATATCCATCACGCTATCTCCTTCAGTGCAGCCTCTAATCGATTTGGAAGATCTATTTCTCTTGCTCTTTCCCGCTCCCAGCGGTCTCCGTATCCACAATAATCAAGGTGTTCATCACAATCTTTTAAAAGAAGCACCATATTTTTACATTTTTCCCGCAACCGCTCTATCTCATCAGCCGCTTCTTGCCACGGGCCCATAAAATTCAAAACACGCAGCCTATCTACAATATCTTCCATTACGCATTCTCCCATGCCTCTGGCATTACCAATTCAAATCTGCTTCCGGATCTGCCTTTGCCCACAATGTGGCTTTCCTTCGATAAGTATGTGGACAGGATCTTGACCGCGCCGTTCCGGCGTAATTTTGTTATTTGAGACTTCACGGTGTGCTCGTTCATACAAAGCATCTCACCCATCTCTTGATATGTGCCTTCAAACCAACTACCCCCGTATCGGTAGTAAAGACCAAGCCACATAATTTTCTCGGGAGAAGATAATTTTTTTGATTTGATTACAGACATCTCATGACTCATTTTGAATTTCCTTAATTTGATTTATTTCATAGATCATTTTCTTGATCATATCATCTAATTTCCTGACGCGAATGTCAAATTTTATCGTTTTGGCAAATTCTTTTGCAACAACTAATTTGGCAACGTTCACGTAACTTGGCCGCAGTCTTCTCATTTTTTCCTCCAGAAGGTGCTTAGAAAAATAAAAGCGGCGGTGGCAAATACCACCGACGCCAATGAAAACATGAAGATAGTGCTATCTTCAGCTACCACTTTTCTCAACCCTACTGTTAAGTTCTTCCCTCAATGCATCATGCTTCTTCTTCCAGTACATGTTCTCATCACTCCAATGTTGCCACGTATACTTAACTTCTTGGATGAGTGTGACAGCGGCCCAAATGCCCATGCCAATCCATGCCATGGTTACAAAGTCTATTGTATTGATCGTAATCATCATGCTTCTCCTTCCTCTTTCTTGGCACCAAAGAAACCCTTCTTGCCGCCGACCTTTGGTAGGGTCACGGCTTCCGGAAACCTCTCTCCGTCCTCATCAACACCTGTCGGCTCTCCTCCAACCTTGATCTGTTCAACGGCGGTTGCGATGTCCTTCTCTATTGTATCAGTGTCGCTATCGCAGTGCATGGACGCGAGAGTGGCGTACCCCGCCAAATCGTCCCAGTGGTCTCTGAAGTGCGGATTGCCACCAGATCCAAGGCGACCAAATTTGGACGCCATAGAGTCCAAAGCCTCCTTCTGGGTGTCGTTCATCTCACCCCACCCAACAGTGTCACGCATGAGTTCACGAAACGTCTGGGCAACACGCGCAACTTCTTTAAAGTCACCATGCGTCTCTTGTCTTTCACTTAAAATATTAGCTACTGTCATATCAAAGCATCCTCTTGTTCAATTTCTTTTTCTACTTCGTCGAGTACCTCTACCCAGTCAGAAACCACGTAAAGCCTTTTGTGCACGACACCACCACCAAACCCTTTTAAGTGCTTTTCTAGCTTGGTGATGGACTCCGTGTCAGGCACAAAGTGCGATCGACGCACGATGTTGCCCTTAACCTTGTATTCAATCTGTATCGCCCATACCGTTGTCATTGTGTTTTCCCTTTATTTTTTTCGTACTCTCGGCACGCAATAATACCCTCTTTGGTTACTTTAATAATTTCATCTGGATCCATTTTAATAGTCAACATCATCGTGACATAAAAGCTAAGAGTCGCTGCCTGAAGGACAATCATCTTTTCCAGATCGTTCGGAACTTGCGTTTCTAAAAAATCAAAAGCGGTCTTTTTAAAACTATCTTCAAGAACCGCACAATTTAACGCCATTGATGTCGTATCCATTACGCTACCTCCTCTTCTTTAAATGGCGACCAACAAATGCCGCTCTCGATTAACAATGACGCTGTGCGCCCATACCACCCCTGTAGAGACCATGCGGCCCCTGTATCAATCAGACACTGCCATGCGTCTGCTAACAAATCGTTATCGTCGCAACCCTCTTCAATCAGTTGCACTGCTTCAGAAATAGTCATTTTTTATTCTCCTTTGAGTGAGTGGGGGCCGAAGCCCCCGTTGTTACGCGGCAAGTGCCACACGAGGCTTCACGTCGAGGACTGGGTAGATCTTACCGTCCTTCTTGCAAGCGTTGAAAACCTTCAACTGCTCGACGGTGACACCGTGCTCGGCGAGAGCGACCTCGTCCACAACCTTGGTAGCGCGAAGGTGAACCTTCACATTGTAAATATCGCCCTCAATCAACTCTGCACCGGAGGCAACGATCTCAGCCTTGATAGCTTCGATCTGAGCGTCAAGCTCGTCGCGTTGAGCCTTGAGGGTCGCGTACTGGTCTGCAAGGGAATAATTGGTCATCTTAAAATCTCCTATTTAGGCGGAGCACCTCGCCCCGACAAAGATATGTATAAAGAGGTCTTATTCCTTATGCAAGCACTTTTTTATCTTTTTTTATAATAATAATAAATCTTTGGAATACAAAGGTTTTCTGGCATTTTTTTGAAACATTTTTTTAATTTTGTCAAAAAAAGATAATTTTTTTTGCAAAGAAAAAACAAATATTTGATCCACGCCGTTCGTGCTTATGGTTATTTTGAGCATCTTGATTCCTCTAATAATTTAATAGCTTCTTCACACCCTCTGGCAACGATCACGATGTATCCAATCCGATCGAGATACTCGTGCCAACTTTTTTGTTCCGGTGCGACCACGCCGCCGCTCACCCTCTTCATCTCGATCCACGTCCACCACTCAGGAATAAAAAGATCTGGGACGCCGCGGGAGACGCCTTCGACTTTCATTCTAGCGGCTGATGACAGGCTCCGGCTTCCCCCGTTGGGGATGGCGAAGATCCGCACATCACCTTTGTTTTTTCGAAACCAACTTACAAATTCTCGTTGTTCCTCATGCTCGCCTTTCATGCCATTTCCTTTTCAACACCCGATAAAACTTTCCATCCTTACGGTACTCAAGTTCTTTTGGCGGATCGCCATCATTAAGCACCAACGCAATTTCTTCCAAAACTTCTCGATAAACAAACGAATCAATTGGCACGCCTGCTGATCGAGCAATCGTCAAGATCTCTTGCGTTGCCTTCTGACCCGCGTATCCATCATGGCGGACTGGGAAATACTCGGTAACCGGAGGATCCGAATAACCGCCGTAATACGTTGCCGACAGCATTTCCTTGCCGCTCGTCCTACTAATGTGCTTCCGCCAAGTCCAACTAGTGACATTGAGATCTTGTCCTTCAATCCCCATAATGTCGAGATTATGCAGTTGAATTTTTTTAGTCTCGGCTGACGGAAATGGAGCTCCACAGCATGAACACTCGCGAGCGGCTATGGGGTTCAATTCATGGCATGATTCGCATGCCTTCATTGGCAATTCGTGAATACGTGATGACTTACTAGGTTTTTGCGGTGGAACAACCGCCGTGATCGGGCCATGTTTTTGGACAACACCTGCAAAATCCAACACCAGACAATGATCGGTGTGAGATTTTAACCGCATGCCGCGGCCTGCCATCTGTAAATACAAGCCAGGCGACATTGTCGGGCGCAACATCGCAATCATGTCTATATCAGGATAATCGAACCCCGTGGTTAAAACGTTTGCGTTCGTAAGTGCTCTAATTTTTCCGGCCTTATACTCTTCTAAAATTCTTTGGCGTTCTTTCTTTGGCGTACTTCCAAGAATGCATGCAGACGAAATTCCGTGGTCTTGTAAGATCCGCGCAATTCGTTCCGAATGATGGACGCCAGAACAGAAAAACAACCATGCTTTTCGATCTCCTGCACGTTCGATTGTCTCTTTGACAACAGCCTGATTATTTTCTTCCGTATCCACTGCCGCCTGAAGTTCTGATTCAATGTACTCGCCACCACGTTTTTTAACATTACTTGCATCGAGCTTCTTGATCGTATGCTTGCTCCGAAGAGGCGCGATCCAACCTTTAAACACCAATTCAGAAATCGTTACAGGTTCAAGCAAAACATCGAACAAAGCAGGTTTGTCGGTAATCAAGCCATGTCCGAGGCGGTACGGAGTCGCCGTCAGCCCAATCACCCGCAGATTTGAGTTGATCTCTTGAAGGGCGTGGATGAACGTCCGGTATGTTCCGGTCTGCGCATGGTTAACAAGGTGGCACTCATCAATAATTATCAAATCTATGTGGCCAACTTTTTCGGGGATATTATATATCGACTGGATCCCCGCAAACGTGATGTTCTGGCCTAGCTGCTTGATGCCTACCCCCGCAGAGTAAATTCCCAAAGGCGCATTAGGCCAATACTCGAGCATTTTCTCGGCATTTTGTTCAATCAATTCTTTAACATGCGTCAACATTAAAATTCTGGTTTCTGGCCAATTCTGGATCGCGTCCTTGCATAAAGCCGCTACCACATGACTTTTGCCGCTCGCTGTCGGCATAACCAAGCAAGGGTTACCTTCGTGAAGCTCAAACCACCGATATAAATCATCAATAGATTTCTGTTGATAATCACGTAACTTCATGATTTTTCACTCCATTTTGTAAATATATTCATTGGCATCAAACAGCACGGTTCAATATCTTGCCAATCGTTTCGTTTCCGCGTCCCACCCATTTCGATGTTCATAACGGGCCAATCTTCTTCATTTTTTATAACAATGTAAAAAATTTCCTCTTTTAATTTTACAACAAAAATAAACGGAATACCTATGCCTATCCATTTTTTAGCCGAAAAAATTTTACCAGTGCCAATAATCAAGCCTCCTAAACGGTCAATATCATCTTTAGAATAATTTCTCCTTCTCACTTCAACGACAGCAACTACTTTTTCATTTTCAATCAATGCATAATCAATAATGCATGATATTTTCATTTTCACAAAATCAACATTCCAAGACCCCGCAACTGCACTTATAATTTCTTTCTCTTGCTCTCTGTCTTCATCACTCTCGTAAAACGGTCTCATTTCACAATCTCCGCCCCAGGAAATATTTCTCGAACCGCCTTGATGATCGGATTGTCACTCGCGCATCCTGAAGGATTCGCAAGGATCTCCTTACTGCTAAATACACGCACGTCCGGCGAACCGTTTTGTACGTCTTTGCCGTCGATCACGTAAACCGCGGACCACTCATTTTCTCCGGCCTTGCGTTGCCACGGCACCAGATCAGGGTGAAGAACGTGCTCGACGCATCCCTCGTGCTGGAACTCGATCGGGATCTCCGCCGAGTCGTTAAGCTCGCACCGCCAAGTGCTGTCGTCCTTCGCAGTGCTGTGAGCGCACGTCCGGCAATTGACGTGCTTGGTGGTCTTGGTCTCATGGCAGAATTCGTGAGCGGGGCAAAAACGGCACTGGAACCACGTCGGATCCATTGTCAATGGTGGCGGCATACGATCCTCGAGCGCGATCCTCTTCGCCCGATTGATCGCTTTCTCCGCAACCTCTTTGTTGTACTTAACACGCTCGGTGTGGATGCGGTCGTCGTCCTTACAGACGGCCACATAGAGAGCGCGATCGATGCCCGTACCATGCATGTAGCCTTGCATCTGGGTGTAATGCAGAGGTTTCGACTTCTGCACGCCGTGCGCAACCAAATCGTTAAACGACTTCAGGCTATGCGTCTTGAACTCTGCAATATGCTTCTTGTTCGGTGCCTCTGGCACGCCGCTCGTAATGATGCCGTCAATGCTACCAGATACGTGAGAACCAAAATCTACCTTCTCTTGATAGCCGTTCGTCCCCATGACAGCGAGCCCCGCATCACGAAGATCCTGAATAATACTAATCTCTTCCTGATGACCGCGGCGGAACACTCGCAACAGGCGACCGGAAAACTTTTCTTGCACCGCCCATCTAAACGACAGCCAGAGCCTTCGATCGCACGGGTCGCCTATCATCGAGACGCCCATATGAGGCCGCGGCTTGCCTTGGCGGCTTTCATGCACCGCATCAATAGCTGCGATTAATTTGTTTTCAATGTCTATTTTCATGTCAGTATCATCCCGTAATTATTAACTTGGTCTGGAATAATTAAGTTCGGTTTCTTTTTAAGTTTGTTGCTCTTAAATTTTTTATAATCGACCTTGTGGTGCCAACGATTGAATTTCCACACGACG